AAAACAGAGCATTTGGTGAGTTAGGACATCCTGACGGACCAACTGTAAACTTAGAGAGAGTATCACACTTAATTACATCATTAGAAGGCGACGGCAAAGGTAACTACATTGGCGAAGCAAAAGTGACTGATACACCTTATGGTAAGATTGTGAAGTCTTTGATAGACGAAGGCGCACAACTAGGAGTTTCGTCAAGGGGCATGGGTTCTTTGGAGAATAAAGGCGGTACTAACTATGTAAAATCAGACTTTTACTTAGCAACTGCTGCCGACATTGTAGCAGATCCATCTGCTCCATCAGCATTTGTACAAGGTGTTATGGAAGGTAAAGAGTGGGTATGGGACAATGGTATCGTTAAAGAAAAAGATATTTCTGAGATACAACAAGAAATTGAAGCTGCTCGTAGTAATGAGTTAGCTGAAAAACAAACCGCTGCTTTTGAAAAATTTATGCGAAAAGTCGCAAAATAATAAATAGTAGTACGCAAATTAATTAATTAATTTTGACTTATAGGAGAGTTAAAAATGGAAGAAAATAAAACAATCGTTTCTGAAGCTCCTAAGGGTGCAGACGCTCCAAAAGCAGGCGCAGGTAAAGCTGAGCCAATGCAGAAAATGGGTGATTTTGAAGATGGCGGAAAAGCAGTGACTTCTCCAACAGACGCAAGTTCAACTGACCATGCAAAAAAAGCTAAAAAAGATACGTCAGCTCCTACGAAAGGTGCATCTCCAGCAGAACCAATGCAAAAATTGAATGCTGAAGACGAAAAAGAAAACGATAAAGTAAAAAAAGAAGCAGCTGAACATGATGACGCTGATGAAAAAGAAGACGATAAAGAAAAAGAAATGTCTGAAATGCCGAAAACAAAAGCAGGTATAATCCAAGCTATGTATGACGCAATGGGCAAAAAGAAAAAATCAGAATTAGCCGCTTCATACGGAAAAATGATGGCTGCTATGAATGGCGACGAAGATGAAAAAGACATGGACGAAGCTAAAAATTCTGACGAAGAAGATAAAGAGAAAAAAGAAAAAATGGAAAAAAGAGTTAAAGACATTGATGTTAAAGAAGATGTTGCTGCTCTAGTTTCTGGTGATGACACTTTATCTGAAACTTTTAAAGACAAAGCTGCTACTATCTTTGAAGCTGCTGTTAAATCAAAAGTGAAAACTGAGATTAGCAGATTAGAAGATGAGTATTCTGCTGAGTTATCTGAAGCAACTGAAACATTCAAAAACGATTTAACAAACAAAGTTGATAACTACTTGAACTATGTTGTTGAACAATGGATGTCAGAAAACGAACTTGCTATTGAAAAAGGTATCAAGGGAGAAATTGCTGAAGACTTTATTGGTGGTTTAAAACAATTATTTGAAGACCATTACATTGATATACCAGATGAAAAGTATGACGTACTTGAAGCTAAAGAAACGGAAGTTGAAGAGCTGAAAGCTAAGTTGAACGAAACAACTGAGAAATCAATGGAAATGAAAAAACAAATTAACGAATTTTCAAAAGATGAAATTTTAGACGAAGTAACTTCTGGTCTTGCTGACACAGAGGTTGAGAAACTAAAATCATTAATTGAAGATGTTAGTTACGAAGGTGCAGACGAGTATAAGAAAAAGTTAACTACTATTAAAGAAAGTTACTTTGGAAATGCTAAATCAGCGCCTGCTTCAACAGAAAATGTTGACGCACAATCTAACTCCGAAGATGGTAACACAGTAACAGATATGTCTGATAGCATGTCTCGTTATACGGCTGCAATTAGTAGGGTAAAAAGTAGAGATATCTACAACAATTAAAAAACTAAGGAGAGACTTAAATGTTTAATTCGCAAAACTTACAAGAGAAATGGTCTCCAGTTCTTAATCATGCGGACTTGCCAAAAATTGACAATCCGTACAAAAGAGCTGTGACATCAGTAATCTTGGAAAACCAAGAAAAAGCGGCGAAAGAAGACAAAGCATTCTTAGGTGAAATTGCAAACGTAACAGGTAGCGCAGTTGCTAACTGGGACCCTATTCTAATTTCACTTGTAAGAAGAGCAATGCCTAATCTTATTGCCTACGACATCTGTGGTGTACAACCAATGACTGGTCCAACTGGTCTTATCTTCGCTATGAAGAGCAGATTTACTTCTAACTCAGGAACTGAAGCTTTATTTAATGAAGCGGATTCAGATTTCTCTGGTACTGGAACACATTCAGCATCATTGAATCCTGGTTTAATGAACGACACAACAACATCCGTTACTGCTGGTACTGGTATTGCAACAGCGACTGCTGAAGCTTCATCATCATTTGCAGAAATGGCGTTCTCAATTGAGAAATCAACTGTAACAGCTAAGACTAGACAGTTAAAAGCTGAGTACACAATGGAACTTGCACAAGACCTTAAAGCAATTCACGGCTTAGACGCTGAAACTGAATTAGCTAACATTCTTTCTGCTGAGATCCTTGCTGAAATCAATAGAGAAGTTGTGAGAACAATTTACGAAAAAGCTAAAAAAGGTGCTAACACTAATACAACTACATCTGGTACTTTTGATTTAGATACGGACTCTAACGGTAGATGGTCAGTAGAAAAATTCAAAGGTCTAATGTTCCAAGTTGAAAGAGACGCTAACGTAATTGCACAAGAAACAAGAAGAGGAAAAGGAAATATCCTTATCTGTTCTTCTGATGTTGCTTCTGCTTTACAAATGGCGGGTATCTTAGATTACGCTCCTGCGTTGAACAACAGTTTAAATGTTGACGACACAGGTAATACTTTTGCTGGTACTCTAAACGGTAGATACAAAGTGTACATTGACCCTTATGCGTCAAACAACACAGCGGCACAATACTACACAGTAGGTTATAAAGGTACTTCACCTTATGACGCTGGTATGTTCTATTGTCCGTATGTACCTCTACAAATGGTTAGAGCAGTTGGTGAAGATACTTTCCAACCAAAAATTGGTTTCAAAACAAGATACGGTCTTGTAAGAAACCCATTTGCGGAAAGTTCAGCACAAACTACTGACACTGGTACAGACCAATCAAACATTTACTACAGAATGGTTAAAGTTTCTAACCTAATGTAATAGACAGTTTGACTGTAAATTATTAAAGAGAGGGGAATTAATTTTCCCCTCTTTTTTTTTGGAATAAATAAACATATGAAAATACTCGTACAATATCTCTGGATAACAATCATATCGCTTATCATATTAGCGGTTGCAATGATGATACCTACATCACAGAAACCTCATCATAACTTAGATGTAAAGATGGACGAGATAAGAGAAAAAGAAAAAGTATTAACAGATACAGAAAAAGAATTAAAGAAATTATCAGACGATAAAGCGTGGGACGAGGTAGATGATACACCTATCATAGTACCACTACCTAAACCAGGAAGCGACATTAGGGGTTAGACTAAATAGTAATATGACAGATAGTACAATAACTACTAAACAACCAGGTGGTACAGGTTTAGATTACGCTGATCCTACTAAGTTTAAATTTCAGATGGTAAAATTACCACTTGTAGAGTTTAATACAGTAGCAGCTCAAATACCAGATGTATCATTGTCAGAATTAAATCAACCTACTCGTTTACAACAACTGAAAATACCAGGTAACGATATGACATTTAGTGATTTAACAATTACTTTCTTGGTTGATGAAGAACTACAAAACTATAGAAAAGTACATGAGTGGATGGCAGCTTTAGCACAAGTTGATAGTGATGAGAAATTTCAAGCACTATTAGCAGAAGGACAAGATAGAATGCCAAACTCTCAAACAAGAGGTATACAAAGTGAACCAGGTAAATCTGGTTTAGCAACACCTGATGGTGCAATATACTCAGACGCAAAACTAGTACACTTAACAAATAGAAACATACCTAAAGTAGAGATATCATTTGTAGATTGTTATCCTAAAGCTTTAAGTGCAATAGAATATAATCAAAACAATACAGATGTTGAATATATTACGGCACAGGTAACATTTGGTTATAAGTACCACGAGTATTCTACACCATTTTAATTAAAAATTTGCCAAAATGGCAAAAATGTGATATAATGTAAGTATGAAAATTATTGATAACTTTATAAATGACCAAGACATAGTAAATGATATTCAATCAACTTTACTAGGTAATAACTTTCCTTATTTCTATAATAACTATGTGGCAGAACCAACTGACCATTCTGATTACTATTTTAATCATATATTGTTTCATCAAAATGAAGTAAAGAGTGATTATTATAATCAAATACTATCACCTCTTTTAGGTAGATTAGATTACAATTATCTTATTCGTGGAAAGATAAACTGTTATACAAGAAAAGAAAAACATATAGAAGCAGGTATGCATGTTGACATGAATGAAAAACATTTTGTGGGACTGTATTCTGTAAATACAAATAACGGATATACAATGTTTGAAGATGGCACAAAAGTAAAATCAGTTGCCAATCAAATGATTATCTTTGATGGTCGTATGAAGCATTGTAGTGCCAATCAAACAGATGAAAATTTACGCATAAATATTAATATAAATTTAAAATGATGAACTTTATAAATGAATTGAGATTTAAACTAGAAGTATTGTGGATTGACCACCCACATAAAATTATGTTTAGTTTAGGTTTTATAATTGGAGCAATTTTACTATGAACTTAGAAGAACTACAAACACAAGCAGAAAAAGATTTAAAGATTGATGATACTGAACTAGATAGAGAAAGTTTAGCAACACCAATCTTACATGCTAAATATCTTAAACACTTTTCCACATACTCACTTATGTTAACAAAAGCGAAAAGTGAATACTCACAACTATACAAAAGCAAATGGTTGTTTTACTTAGGTAAAGCAGACCCAGAAGCATACAAAGATAATAACTTTGAATTAAAGGTATTACGACAAGATGTGGGTACATTTATTGACGCTGATGAAGAAATAATTAAACAGAAACAAAAGGTAGATTACTTAAATGTAGTAAACAGTTACCTAGAGAATATACTTAAACAAATATCTAATCGTGGTTTTCAAATAAAGAACGCAATAGATTGGAAAAGATTTACAGAAGGCGGAATATAATATGATTTTTTGCATTGGTAATGGCGAAAGTCGTAAAGACTTTGATTTAGAAACATTAAGACCACATGGTAAGATATACGGTGCTAACGGACTGTATAGAGATTTTACACCTGATATATTACTTGCAATGGATTATAATATATGCCATGAGATATATCGTAGTGGTTATGCATTTGAAAACATATGTTATCTAAGACAATGGTCAAAGAACCCAGCAACTGTATATGATAACTTGTTTAAGAAAGAAACAGTTGATAAGTTTATAGGTAAAGATATTGCAGAACCTAAGTTAACTCATTTAGATGAACACGAATGGGAAGGCGAAAAGAAAAAATTTTTTGTTTGTTGGGCAAACAATAGAGACTTAATGGCAAAACTAAGAGAAGATAGAATAAAGAATGGTTGGAACGAAGATGATTTAAAACTATATCTATCTAAAGACCAAGAAGGTTATCTAATTACATGGACAAAGAGAAAAGACAAAGTACAAGGTCTTGGTAAGTATTACTATGAAAAGACTAATGCAGGTACTTTGATTGCTTTGATGGCGTCTGATAAAGATAGTAAGATATATCTAATAGGTTATGATTATTATAGTGAGACTGAACAAGTCAATAACATATACAAAGGTACAAGAGGTTATGTAGGTAAGAGTGCAAGTGCAATTAAACCTAAGAACTGGTTAGACCATACTGAAAAATTATGTAAGAAATATCCTCAACATGAATATGTACATGTAGGTAAACCTATTGACAAATTCAAAGACATACCAAACATGACTAATATCTCATATGCAGAATTAAATGAGCGAATTAAAAATAACAAAGTTTAACGAATCCTATATTAAGTGTACAAGTGATGATTTAGGACTGTTACAGTCTTTATCTGACTTTTTTACATTTCAAGTACCAGGTGCCAGTTTCATGCCGTCTGTAAGAGCAAGGCGTTGGGACGGAAAAATAAGAATGTTTAGTAAAGCAACTGGTAAAATTTACTATGGGTTACTACCGTATATAAACGAATTTTGTCGCCGGAACGCACATACAATCACACACGAAGCACCTGAAACCATTGGTGTGAACCATCCTACCAATCTTTTTTCCAAGTATATTGATGGTTTATCTATACCTAACATCAAACCAAGAGAATATCAAATAGGAGCGGTGCAACATGCAATCAACAATAAGCGTGCTGTATTAGTATCGCCAACTGCTAGTGGTAAGTCTCTAATCATCTATTGTATTATACGAATGATAAGAGAAAGTGATGGAAAGATATTATTAGTAGTACCAACTACATCACTAGTAGAACAAATGTATAAAGACTTTATAGATTATGGATTTGACGCTGAGAAACATGTACAAAGAAAGTATTATGGTTATGAGATAGATGAAGATAAGAAGATAGTTGTATCTACATGGCAATCTCTGGCAACATTTGATAAGAAATACTTTGAACAGTTTGATTGTGTGATAGGAGATGAAGCACACTTATATAAATCAAAAGAATTACAAAAGATTATGGCAGCTTGCATTAATGCCAAGTTTAGAATAGGTACAACTGGTACGCTAGATGATAGTAAAGTACACAAGTTAGTATTAGAAGGTCTCTTTGGACCTGTTCACTATGTTACAACTACAAAAGAATTAATAGATAAGAAACAATTAGCAGATTTAAAAATAGAATGTATTGTCTTAAAATATCCAAAAGAAGAATGTATGCAAATAAAAAATGCTAAGTTCCAAGACGAGATTGACTATATAGTAACACACGAAAGAAGAAATAAGTTTTTAACTAATCTGGCAATTGACCAAAAAGGTAATACTCTAGTTCTATTTCAGTATGTAGAAAAACATGGAAAACCTTTACATGACCAAATAAAGGCAAAAGCAAAAGACCGTAAAGTATTTTTTGTTTACGGCGGAACAGAAACAAATGATAGAGAAAGAATTAGAGCAATCACAGAAAAGTTGGACAACACGATTATTGTCGCTTCTTACGGGACGTATAGCACTGGTATCAATATTCGTAACTTACACAACATTATTTTTAGTAGCCCTACTAAATCACCTATAAGAGTTTTACAATCTATAGGTCGTGGTTTAAGATTAGGTGGTAATAAAGATACTGCTAAAGTGTAC